GACAAACACGTCGTTCGCCGGAAGCTTGATGCAAATCTTCTTGGACTTTTTGTCTGTCCGGATCGAGCTCAGGATCTTGACGTGGATGACGAACACGGCAGCCATCAAGTTGGGGAACAGAGGCTGGTTCTTGATGATAGCCTCTGTATTTTTGAGGGAAATTGAAGAGTTCCAAGTCTTGATGGCCCGCAAGAGCTCCTGGAAGACCAGAGTCGTGTTCTTCGACTTTTTGTCGGCAACCTCCTTCTTGGCCTCGAGCCAAATCTCCCAGAAAGCCTCGATCATCACCGGGATCATGGCGTCACACAGTTTCTTGGTAAAGCGGCGCTCTGACTCATTGAGGAGATCCATCCGCCTTTAGTACATTGGAAGAATTATTTAACCGGCTAATTAACGTACACGCCTTCGTAATACTTGAGTTCCGCTTCGAGCTGACGAATTCTGTTCAGAAGTTCAACCTCGACTGCCTCTTTGTGAATCAGTCTCCGCTTGAGCCTCTCAATTTCATTCTCAAATTCCTTCGACCTGACCTTGTCGTATTTATGAACCTGATTAGCCTCCCACGTCTGGTGCAGCTTGGACTTTTTATGCGTCCCTAGATTTTTGTACGTAAATCCGGGTCGGCAAGGACACGTCATCTGAAGGGCAACAGTGTCCATTTCCTACACGTACCATCCCAGAATCTCTTTAATCACCGGATGGCGCTCAATTTCAGCCTCTGTGAAAATGACGTGCTGGATCTGTTCAGAAGGTCGGAGACGGGTCACGAGGTCCGAAAGGCCGTTGGTCTCGAACCCGCGATCGTGCTGTCGAGGGTCACCCGTAATGACCATCTTGGAGCCTTCACCGATACGAGTCAGGACCATCTGCATCTGGTTAGGCGTCGAGTTCTGCATCTCGTCGGCTATGATCCATGACCCGTCGAACGTCCGACCACGCATGTAGGCCAAAGGGCACACCTCGATCAGGCGGTCCTCCATCATCATCCGGACCTGATTGGGACGGAAGTGACGGCCGAGAGCGTCCGTCAACGGACGAACCCATGGGTCCATTTTGGCCTCGAGGGTCCCTGGCAAAAAGCCGTGCTGCTCATCCACCGAGACTGCAGGGCGGGTCAGGACAATACGGTTCACATGGCCAAGCTTGAGGGCCTGTGCAGCCGAATTGCACGCCAGAAGGCTCTTTCCGGTACCGGCTGGACCAGTGCTGATGACCACTGGAATCAGGCGGTTCTCGAGAAGGGACTTGTAGCGAATCTGAACAAGGTTCCTCGGGCTGATCATTTGTTTTTTGTTACCCTTATTTTTTGGGCCATTTTCTGCAGATTCACGAGGCCAGGAAGGAGGTCCAAGGGGGCCTCATCCTCGGGGGGTTCCTCCTGAGTCGTGCCAGGTCGGCGGTCCCAGCGAACCCTGAAGCTCACGGGACCTGCGAGGTCGACGGTGTAGCCGAGCTTCTGAAGTTGGCGCGCCAAGTACCGGACAGCCTTGGGAAGGTCATACCTTGGAAATCCCACGACGAACGGGGGGACGGTCAAGAGAGCGCTCTTGAGTCCGAGATCGTGCGACGTGCGAATTTTACGAGAAAATTGATCGAGCAAAGCTTTGTACGTCTCTTTTTTGACGTTCTGGCGAGCCTTTTCAAGCGCCGCCATCTCTTTGGCGGTCAGGACCCCCATCACTAGTCTGACAGGGCATTTTTCTAGCGCTGATACGACTCGAGAGGCGGGACCTGGACCGGCTTGCTCAGGGCGTCGGTGAGCTGAGCGTCCAGGGCGTTCTGGACCGTCTCCCACGACTCGTAACGGTCGGGCTTGTACGCCTTGGAGTAGTCAACCTTGGCGGTCGGAGTCTGGTTCAGGATATCGACAGTGCCGTTCTGGTTCACGCGCGCCTGTACATCGAGCTGCTCGCCATAGTAGTTCTTGGTGTTCAGGAACATGAAGCGAGAGTTGTACACACCCTCACCCTGATGGTTGATAAATAGCGTCTCGAGGGGGCGATAGTTGTCCTTGGTCGCTATGACCGCGTCGATGATGACCTGGGTCACGTCAGGGGACACGCGGTCACCCGTCGGGGCGCTGACTTCGGCTGCGTACGACGCCGACTGACGACCGTTCCAAATCAGGAACGCGATCACGAGCAGAAGGCCGACTGTAATCAGGTCCTTCATACTATTACTTTAGTCGATGAAAAAAGTTGGTCGGCGCGTTTCGGGGCGACCGAAAAAAAACAACCTCAGAGTAATGGCCTTGCTGGTCTACTCGGACAAGTGCAAGTGGTCGGCCGATATCATGAACTTCATCAAGACCCAACCGGCTCTCATCGAGATTGTCCGGTTTCATAACATCAACACACAGGGCGTACCGTCCAAGAAGATCACCCGGGTCCCGACCCTCGTGACCAACGAAGGTCAGATGCTCGTCGGAGCCGAGGTGAAGAACTGGCTCGTGTCCATGATCCCGAACGACTTTGACTCTTGGGACGCCACCGGCAATTTGTGTTCCAATTTGGATGGGACCGAGAATGCCTGCCTATTCGATCTCGACAAGTATGGTGAGTCGCTCCAGCCTATGATGACTCCTGAACTTGAGGAGAAAATTTCAATGAATGTAACCGAGGCGATGCAAAAAGCCCGCACTTAGAGATTCGGCCCGTCTCAAAAGCAATGTACCTAAAAACCATCCAGGCTTCGGCCATAAAGGCGGTTTTTGAGGTTCTCAAGGATATCATCAACGATGTGAACGTGTACTTTACGCCCGCGGGCGTTCACATCTTGACCTTGGACACGGCCCGTGTGACCCTCGTCCATATGACTCTCGGCTCCGAGAACTTTGAAGAGTACGAGTGTGCCACGGAGATGGCTGCCGGTCTCAATATGGGTAACATGTACAAGTTGCTCAAGTCCATCTCGGGTGCCGACACCCTGGTGATGCGTATGGAGAACCGCGACTACATAGATCTGGTCATTGAGAACCCGATCAAAAAGTCCTCGACTATTTTCAAATTGAAATTGCTGGACATCAACGAGGACATCCTCGGGTTGCCCGATGTGAACATGGACGTCGTGACCACTTTGCCTGCGGTTGACTTTCAGAGGATCGCGCGTGACATGGGCAATTTGGCTCAAGAAATGACCATCGTCCGTGAAGGGACCAAGCTGACTCTGGGGTGCCAGGGCGACTTTGCGGACCAGGTGACGACCATCGAGCTTCCAGAGTCGGTCAACCGGACGGGGTCTAATTTCAGTCTGAAATACATCAACCTTTTCACCAAGGCGACCAATATGTGTGCATCCGTCCAGATTATGCAAGACTCTACGAATGACAATATGCCCATAGTTTTCAGATATACAATCGCAAACTTGGGTGACTTGCGGTTCTATTTGGCTCCAAAGATGGACAATTAAACATTTAGCAATAATTAGTAATAGTAATGGAAGGCCGGTACAAGGAGCGCGTCCAGGGGTGCAAAAGCGAGGAGGAGCTCGTCGAGTACTTGCTGTCGGCTATGCCCGTGATAAAGGAGTACACGGCCCAGGATGAGGCACCGGCCCCCGAAAAGGTAACGCGGGCCCTAGGTTTCGAACTCAAGACGCGCAGGGGTGTCCAACGCCAAGACATTTACAAAAAGTACTTGGCCGAGGTTGAGAATGAATTTGATTCACAAGTTGGGCAGGGGCCTCCAGTCCACACTTTGCCATGTCGGGGCTGTGGGCAATTTTATACCAAAATATTCGACGAGACGGTCAGTGAGGAAATCTGTGCGGGCTGTGGACGAATGGACTATATTCAGGGTGAAGAGGTGGGGTTCAAGGAGGAACAAGAAATGGAGAAACACGTCATCTATTCTTACAAGCGCGAGAATCACTTCAATGAATGGATCAGTCAGTTCCAAGCGAAAGAGTCCACGAGTGTACCGGAAGAGGTGCTGAATCAGCTCAGGTCCGAGTTCAAGAAGCAGAAGATTAAAGACCTGAGCGAAATCACACACGAAAAGGTCAAGGCTCTTTTGAAGAAGCTAGACAAGTCAAAATATTACGAGCACGTACCTTACATAGCGACTATACTCAGCGGTATCACCCCTCCAACGATGCCTCAAGCTCTTGAAGACAAACTCCGTCTCATGTTCCACAAGATTCAAGCACCGTTCGAGAAGGTCAAGCCGGCGAACCGGAAGAACTTTCTGAGCTACTCATTTACCCTGTACAAGTTCTGCGAGCTCCTCGGAGAGGATGACTACTTGCCGTGTTTCCCCCTCCTGAAATCCAAGGAGAAATTGTACATCCAGGACCGCATATGGGAGGCTATATGCCAAGAGCTCTCGTGGCAATTCATTCGTTCAGTATAGTTAAAGTTGAGTTTTTATATATTACCATAGTAATGGACGACCTCATCAAGTGCACGAGTTGTGCAAGACTTCCCCAGCCCAGAGAAGAGTTCATAAATTCTCGGCATAAGTTGTGCAAGTTGTGTAATAAATGTAGATCTAAACACAATAAACGCAGATCCAAACAATCAGTTAAGGAGTATACTGAGAACTGGAGAGAAGAAAACAAAGAAAGGGTTAGAGAACTAGGTAGAAAGGCGGCTGATGCATGGATCCAACGTGAAAAGGAAAAAGACGCCGAGGCTTACTATGCTAAACTTCGATTGAAGCACCGTAAAAGCGCCCCTAAAAAAATTCGAGAAATGGAAAAAAATGCACCAAAAAGGAATCTCAAGTGGGAACTGCCTTATGAGGTCGCCTTGCAACTGGTGACCACGGCTTGTGTATATTGTGGTTTCCTGGATCTGGACAAAACCGTTAATAGTATAGATAGGCTCGACTCGGCTAAAAACTATACTATAGATAATTGTGTTGCGTGTTGCGTTCACTGTAACATGATGAAAGGGTGTTACGACCCAACGACTTTCGTTGAAAGGTGCCGTAAAATAGGCGAGTGTCAAATGCAGTTTAATGGTATTGCCAAATGCGACTTGATAAAAACCCAGACGCGAAAACCCCCACCACTCAGCAATCAATAATGTCCACGGGTGGTGGGTCGTCCATCAAGGGTTCAACCTTCTCAAACTCGAGGGGCCCTATTTTGTCTGGGAAATTGATGAGGACGCCAGCCTTCAGACCCGTCAGTTTCATATAGTTTCGAATTTGATTCCTAAATTCATCCTTGAGCCTCGAAGTGGACTTGAGCTCCAAGATGAACTTGCCCGAGACGATAAGATCGGCCCGTAGGTTCCCGACGTTGTGCCCTCTGTACGACACGCACAAGATCCGTTCGGATTCGTACGACAGACCTTCGTCCCGAAGAGCAATTTCAAACGCGTTGTGATAGACGCGCTCGGAATAGCCTGGGCCCATAGACTTCCATATGTCCTGGGCGAGTTCAATGCAGCGATCCATGGGTCGTTGCGATTACGTATGCAAATATGAAAACCTGCCCTATGACCACCAGCTTGGCCAGGACAGGACCTGTTTTCCACTCGGCACCGTGCCACGTCGGATGAAGGGTAAATAGGGTATCGACCGCGACCCCTAACCCGAGACCCTTAAGTACGAGTTCGCGTGGTACGGGCCCGGCCCACACAACCACCATCGCAGCCGCAAACATCGCAGCCGCAGTGGCATCCTTAATCTGACTAATTTTCATACTAAATTAGGCTAGTAAATTTTTAACGCATACGGGACAGGAGCTGCGTGTTGGTGGGCATGCCCGCCCCGATGCGCAGGGTCCGCGCACGCTCACGAGACCGAGACCGAGACCGACTTGTACCGGCCCGACCTGCAATCGCCTTGGTACCCACACGGCCTGCGAGCATAGCCGCCTGTTCGGCATTCCCCATCGTCAGAACGTGAACGGTCGCACGGATGTTGTATGCAATTCTGGGGATAAAATGGGAGATCACGGCCAAGAAGGCCACGAACATGGTCCAGGCGAGGTAAAACTCGAGGTTCACGCGGGCGCGGTTAGCCGCCTGCTCGTACTGACCAATCTGGTTGTCCATGGCGGTGACGGTTCGGCTCGTCACCGAGGCGACGATCCACTTGACGGCGAACATGGGGTTCGCGGCGGTCGCCGCAGCGCCACCCAGGTTGATGATGGTCTGACGACCCGGTGCGTAGTTCAATGCGCGAGCGCCCCACGAGCGCGCGGCCAGAGACGTGTTACCGGCAGCCGTAGGGGCCAGAGCGGCCGGGCCACCCGCGGGCAGCTTCGGGAAGTGCATCACGGCACCGACCGCGGCGAGGCTGAACCCTAGCGTCAAAAGAACGCGCTTAAGGGTCACCCGGGGCAGGCACGAGAGCGCCACCGCCGGGTGCTTCTTGAGCTGACGCCGAAGTTCCGTCTTGCGCTGAGCAGGAGGAAGGGTCATGGCCATCTGAACCCCCGTCACTAGCGCCAGACGACGGTTGTTACGGACTGAGCCGTTCGTCGACCGCGGCTTCCACTGCTGTATTTCACGCAGAGTCGGCATTACTATTACAAATTATTTTACTTTTAGGTACTTGCGGCTGATCCACTTTGCGTCTTGGCGGTAAATGCGGGACGCACGGGGCAGACGGCTCTTGGTCAGGGTTCCGATGGCGACCAGGCGGCGCATGACGGACAGGGGCTTCTCACCCTTGCTGATGCCCTTGGTCAGCGCCTTGTGGCGGTTGGTCATAGCCTCGACCGGGTGGTAACCGTACTTGGTGAGCATACCACCCTTGAGCGGGCCGATAACCTTCGTCGAGTGGCCTATAGCACCCACGTCATACGCCGGAACCGCCTTGACGCGGCGGCTCACCGCCTTGCGCACGTAAGAATAGCCGGGACGACCTTTGCTCGCCTTGACGGTGATTTTTTTACGCGAAAGCTTCACGACGTGGCTGGAACGGATGTGATGTTTCATTTTGAAATGTGTCAAGAAATTTACTGAGACAGACCCCTCATGAACAGTTTCAGCTTCTGCTCTTGACCGAGTGAAAAGTCAAAAATATCTAGGTCTCCGGAATTTACATTCAAAATAGGAAAGTCATAGCCGGCTCGGCTACGCATCTGGGTCGTGATGAGGGCCATGGCGTAACTCTTCATGTCCTTTATCTCGGGCATCTGACCCCATTCGAACGCAACCACCAAGACTTCGTCACGAGGTCTGGACAGGAACGGACCGCACGGAACGGACTCGGCCGTCGCACCGTCTATATAGTGCCACCCGTCGTTCAATTTTGCAGAAGAAATGATGAAAGGTATGGCTACGGTGGCGGACACGGCGTCTACGACATTCATATGAGGGGCCGAGTCGACCGAAAAGTAAACCGTCTTGCTCGTATTGACGCAGTATGAAGAAATGTGGATCTTGATAGGGAACCAGTCATACAGCTCCTTGAACGTCACGGTTCTTTTGCCTATGAATTTCTCAACCATGTCCGAAAAGACGGTGTGCAATTTTGAATTGGAAATGAGTCCCCACTCCTTGAGGAGACTTTTGATATTGGGTTTCATCATCTGCCTGATGGGTACGCTAAGCGTAAAGTCGAGAACCTTTGTGGTGTCCCCCTTGGTGAGGGCGAACACAAAAGCTAAAAGGGCCCCGGCCGACGATCCTGAAATCTCTTCAAGTTCGTCGAGTCGTCCCGCCTGTTTAAGTTTGGTCAAGGTTCCTAGAAAGGTGAAATACCCCATGGCTCCTGGGCCGATGGCCAGGTACTTGACCATCTTGATATTTTAGAGGCAAATTAGACCACCTGGCACAGCGCGCCTAGTAGTACTGGGGGAACTGGGAACGCAGGGACGCAAACACGATGGCGAACACCAGGGTGTGAACGCCAACGGCCGCACCCGACGTCTGGCCGCTGCGGAAGATGCCGGCCGAGCCCGGGGGCAGGGTCAGCAGCACACCCGGGGTCAGCAGCACGAACAGCAGAGCCGGCACGACCAGGTCGGTCGTCGTCAGGCTCAGGCCCAGCACGTACTTGGCCAGGGCCCAGTACACCAGCGCCAGGACGGCACCGTGCACGACGGCCTGGACCAGCAGGCCCGCGCCACTCGGCAGGGCCAGGAGCAGGCCCGGGCTGAGGACGGCGAACAGGAGGGCAGGGGCCAGAACCTTAGGGCCGGTAATGTCGATCATTTACAAGTAATCAACATAATTTTCGACCCAAGCGTAAAAGTTCTGGGGCTCGACCCTGTCTGAGACGATGGGCAATTTAGAAATCAAATTCCACATGACGCACTGGTCCTGGTCTGGTGCATCATTCGTGTACCACTTGGACGGGTTCAAGACCAGTTCAACAAACTGAGGGTACCCTGCCCGAATCTTGATATAGTTCTGGTCTAGGTAACTCCTAAGGTGCATCCAGCCGTCCAGAATCTCCTGAGAGTACATGTCCTGCCAGTCCTCTGGGTGGAGTTCGGGGTCGAACTCGTCCGAGCCTTCAGAGTCGTAAGCCTCGTCATAGTTGTAAGCGTCACGCGAGTACTCGTCATTGAGACCCATTTTTAGACTTGATATACTAGAGCTACAGATCCTTAAGCCCTGAGACTGTAACACCCGCCGTCTCTTTCACGGGTGCTGCATCGAGGATCGCCTGGAAGGCCCCCTCGACCTGAGCCTCATTTCCACCGAAAAATGACCCTAGACCCTTGCGGATCACATCCTTGGTGATGGCCCCCTTAGTCTTCTTCTTTTTGAAATTAACCTTGACCTTGTCCTGGACGCGGACAGTATCAATCTCATTCTGCTGCATGTGTGCCGTCACAAACTTGCGAAGATCCTTCTCGCGTTGGTTTAGAACGCTGAGATCTTTGCGAGCTGCAAGAAGCTGGGCCTTGAGAGTGACCCACTCAGTCATGGCGGATTTGAAGTCAGCCATTTAGTAATAGTAAATTAGGTCTTATTTATGTAAGGTGAGCGCGGGGACGCTTACTGGTACTCCGGGCTGATCTCAAACTTGGGACGCATCGTGTCCGGGGGGATCGTGCTGAGGTTAAAGATGGACACGGGCGAGCGGGGGTTGATCGGCTCCGAGCGGAACTGCAGGTTCGCGTTACGCAGAACGCCACCCAGGGTCTCGGGGTAGCCAATCTGGTTGCGCGGGTCCATGTAGTTCTGGCCGCTCAGAATCTTCTCCGGGCTGAACTGG